AAAACATAACCACACCAAAGGGGATCGCAAAGTATCCTCACGTTAATGAACCCAACACTCGCTTTAATTCAATGGGCGAATACAGTTGTTCTATTGTAGTGTCCGATGAGGACGGAGCCGCATTCCGTGCAAAGATCGAAGAAATCTTCGACGCTGAGTATGAGCGTGAATGCATTATTCATAAAAAGAAACTGAAGAAGTCACAGCACTTTCCAGTTGCTCAAGACGAAGATGGGCAGTGGCTCATCAAGACCAAGCAGGTATCCAAGGTCGAGACCAAGAACGGAGACGTTTACTCGTTCGACGTTAAACTGTTCGACTCTACAGGCCAGCCAGTTAAGTCTGAGAACTGCATTGTAGGCAGTGGAAGCCAAGTCAAATGTTCTATCGAGCCTCGTGCTTGGTATAACCCTAGCATTGGCTTTGGCATGACACTGTCCCTGCGTGCTGTGCAGGTTATCGAGCTTGTCGAAGGTGGAGGCGGTAGCGCTGACAGCTTTGGCTTCGGTGAAGAGAAAGGCTTCAAAGCTGAGACCTTCAACGACGTATTAACCGACGACCCACTAGAGGAAGCCGTTGACTTTTAGGTCACAGTTTGAACGTAAGGTTGCCTCAGCCCTAACGGATGCTGGGGCAGCCTTCACTTACGAAGAGGATGTTATCCGATTTGAACAGCCAGCAAAGGCTAGGAGATACACACCCGACTTCGTATTGCCCAACGGCATCATCCTTGAAGTCAAAGGCTACCTTAACTCTGACGATAGAATGAAACACAAGTGGATTAAAGAGCAGCATCCTGAGCTGGACATCCGCTTTGTCTTTATGAATCCTAACACACGTATATCAAAACGATCCAAAACACGGTATCGAGAATGGGCTGACAAGCTTGGCTATCCTTGGTGCTGTGGACCACAACTACCACAAGAATGGCTGAATTACAATCCCTCCAAACACACCAACCCTGCCCCGACTGCGGGAGCAGCGACGCCCTAACAATTAATATAGACGGTAGCACAAAGTGTTACTCGTGTGATACATTCACACCTAACGGTTCTGACTACGAGACCCCGAAGACGCACAGTAAGTTTGTGCAGGGTGAGTATCAAGACCTCGTAAAGCGGAAGATCTCTGAGAAGATATGCAAGCTATACAATTACCAGATCGGAACGCACGACGGTAAGAACTGTCACATCGCATCGTACAAAGATAAGAGCGGTGTAGTTGTCGGACAGAAGATTCGTTTTCCCGACAAGACCTTCAAGATCGTAGGAGATGTTAAGACTCCATACGGCTGGCAACGATTCTCTGATGGTCGTTACATTGTAGTTACCGAAGGGGAGATAGATGCTCTGTCCGTAGCTGAAGTATTTGACGGTAAGTATCCTGTTGTGTCCATACCAAACGGAGCGGCCTCTGCTCCTAACTTTTTCAAGAAGCACCTCGACTACTTCGAAGGCTTCGAGAATGTTGTGCTTATGTTCGACATGGATGAGCAGGGGGTACAAGCAGCAAAGACCTGTGCATCTATCCTGTCTGTTGGTAAAGCAAAGATTGCCAGACTAACAGCCAAGGACGCTAACGAACTGCTGGTAGCAGGTAAAGCACAAGACCTTGTCCAAGCCTTCTGGAACGCAGAAGCCTACCGCCCTGATGGTATCGTATTAGGTACAGATATGTGGGAGAAGATTAACAACAAGGAAAAGGTAGAGAAAATTGACTATCCATACGCAGGCTTGAACCGCATCACACGCGGATTACGTGTCGGCGAGATCGTTACCTTTTGTGCTGGCTCTGGTGTGGGTAAGTCAAGCGTGTGTCGGGAAATTGCGTATTCGATATTGAGCCAAGGACATAAGCTTGGCTACATCGCCTTGGAAGAATCTATCCAACGTACCGCTATGGGACTGATGGGGATTCACGCTAACAAGCCGCTGCACTTGATGGACGAGTTACCTCCTGAAGAGGTAATCAAAGAGGCATACGATGCCACCGTAGGCTCAGGAAACTATGTTACCTACGACCATTGGGGGTCTGTTGATTCTGACAATCTTATCAATCGTATCCGCTACATGAACAAAGCGTTAGGTTGCAAGTGGATATTCCTTGACCACGTGTCCATCGTAGTATCTGGTCAGGATGGAGACGAACGAAAGATGATTGATATACTAATGACCAAGCTACGTTCCCTTGTCGAAGAGACGCAGGTTGGCTTGTTGTTGGTCTCGCATTTGAAACGTCCAGAAGGCAGAGGATTCGAGGAGGGAAGAGAGATAACTCTTGGACACCTTCGTGGCTCCGCTGGTCTTGGCCAACTGTCTGACATGGTGATTGGCATTGAGCGTAATCAGCAGGACGAGGACACCAAGAACCAAAGCACTGTTCGTATTCTAAAGAACCGATTCAGCGGCGAGACAGGCGTGGCTTGCTACTTGGATTTTGATACTCAGACATCCCGCTTAACCGAACTAACTATGGAACTATAATGATTGATGACGAAGCAATGGTATTTGATAACTGTAATGATGCCGTCATTGGCACAGACCAGCGCGGATACCTAGTATACAGCTACGAAAAACTTGTTGAAGTTTTTAAAACACACGGAATGTCTGAAGAACAGGCAGCCGAATGGGTGGATTACAACATCCTTAATATACAACCAGACCACTATACAGTAATATTTACAGCAACTTACGATGATATTTTTTGATCTAGAAACCAATGGTATAAAAGACTGGTCTCGACTTGGAGACCTTGAAACAGTGTGGTGCTTGTGCGCCTTCGATAGTAAGACAAGCAAGATGCACCGCGCCGTAGGCAACGAGCAGATTGAAGAACTATTGGAGCTGTTCTCTGAGCATGATTACATCATAGGACATAACTCGATTGGCTTTGACTACCCTGTGCTTCAACGCATCTACGGATTCAAACATCCTAACGTGTTAGACACTATGGTCATGTCTCGCTGTATCTATCCCGATGTAAGAGACGCAGACTTCAAGCGTAACAACTTCCCAAAGGAGTTGATTGGACGGCACAGTCTTGAGTCTTGGGGTTATCGAATCGGTATCCACAAGGGAGACTACGGCGTTACTTCTGACTGGTCTGTATACTCCGACGAAATGGGAGAATACTGTGAGCAGGACGTAGTAGTCACTCGTGAGCTATACCGCCACCTCATGCAAAAGAATCCCTCTAAGGATATGCTTGAGATGGAACATAAGTTTGCGCGGGCCATGAGGGCGCAGGAGTATAACGGTTTTCCTTTCAACATCGAAGGAGCGGAGAAGCTGTGTGCTGAGCTGACCTGCCGTAGAGCAGAGCTGAAGCAAGAGCTACAGGAGTTATTCCCCGCAGAGGTTGTTCAACTCAAGAGCTTCTTTTACACTACGCCAGATGGCAAGGAGTGGAAGACCAAGAAGGCCGCTATGGAAGCTGGTCACAAACTGAAGGACATCACGAAAGGAAGGAACAAGACCAAGACCATTCCTTTCAATCCTAACTCCAGAGACCAGATCGCTAGTCACTTGCTGTCACAAGGTTGGAAGCCCGACGCATACGAAGGTAAACGTCCTGCGATAAACGAATCAGTATTGAATCAGATAGGAACACCTGAAGCTCTCAAGCTCTGTGAATATCTGTTAATAACTAAACGCCTCGGCCAAATCAGCGAAGGCAATCAGGCTTGGCTAAAGCTGGTCAAGGACGAGCGCATCCACGGTTCTGTCAATACCAACGGAGCTGTGTCTGGGCGTTGTACCCACAACAATCCTAACGTCGCTCAGGTTCCTGCTTCTCGTGCGCCATACGGAGAGCAATGCCGCCAACTGTTCCACGCTCCAAAGGGTAAAGTGCTTGTTGGTGCTGACGCCTCTGGTCTGGAACTAAGATGCCTCGCTCACTATCTGTTTCCCAAGGACAAGGGCGCGTATGCCAAGGAGATACTCGATGGAGACATCCATACCACTAACCAGATGGCCGCAGGTCTTGAGACAAGGGACCAAGCTAAGACTTTCATCTACGCTTTCCTTTACGGAGCTGGTGATGCAAAGATTGGTAGTATCGTCGGTGGCTCCAGCGCAGATGGACGTCGTTTAAAACAATCTTTTATGCGGAAGATACCAGCTATCAGCTATCTGGTCTCTGCTGTGAAGCGGAAGGTCGAGATGGACAACACCTTGAAGGGGTTGGACGGACGTATCCTTCCGTGTAGGTCAGCACATAGTGCGCTGAATCTACTACTACAATCGGCTGGGGCTGTTGTTATGAAACAAGCCTTAGTGGATTTTGTTGCTGCTGCTCGTTTACCCTACGAGCTACACGGTAACATCCACGACGAAGTTCAATTCAGTTGTGACGCAAGTCATGCCGATGAGCTGGGCAGTCTGTTCTGTAAGTCATTACAGACAGCAGGTAAAAAGCTTGGCTTCCGCTGTCCTTTGGATGGGGAGTACAAGATTGGTAACACTTGGGCCGAGACCCACTAGTATGGCGTATCGAAATAAGTTCGATAAGACTGGCAGAGCCAGTAAAGAAGGAGCAAAAGCAGAACAAGTCTTCAAGGATATTGTAGATGAGTTCTTTGATTCTGATATAGAAGCATCTGACTTCACAAACCAACTCAAACACATCGACTTCCACTGTGAACTACCCCTCACGGTGGACGTCAAATCAATCAAAGATCCTAACACGATCTGGATTGAGCTAAAGAATGTGCAAGGTAAAGATGGGTGGCTTCATGGCGAGGCTACCCATATTGCTTTTGAGAGGCCCGCAGTGTTTGTGCTTGTTAAGCGGGAACATTTAATTGGTCTCGTTGATAAGCTTGTGGACATGGACACCCTTGTGGACTCAGCATCTGATTGTTTGTACAAACTCTATAGCCGTACCAAGTGGGGACGTAAAGACCTACTGACACAGATACGTCCTACTGACCTTACCTCTATCCCTTACCTACTTATAAAGAAATGAAAACTGTATTAATTGATGGCGACCAAATTGCCTACCTCTGTGCTTGTGCCTGTGAACGTGAGATTGAATGGGACGAAGACACTATCAACCTGAGTACCTCCAAGTCTGATCTACGTGACGCTCTCGACCAACAGATTGAGAAAGCTAAGCGAGAAACTGAAGCCACCTCTATTCGTGTTGCGCTCTCCAGTAGTACCAACTTTCGCAAGGATCTGTACTCGGAGTATAAAGCCAACCGCACTGCACGTAAACCGCTTGGATTGAAGTATTGTGGTGAATATCTCAAGAGTAAATACAAAGCTATAATCTCCGAAGGGATAGAAGCTGACGACTTGATTGGTATTTGGGCCGCTAACGACTACGACAATATCATTTGGGCCACCGACAAGGATTATCTTACCGTACCCTGTATGCTATATCGTAACGGACAGATGCTAACAATTAGCGAAGAGGAAGCTGACCACTACCTGAGACTCCAGACGATGGTAGGAGACACGGCCGATAACTACAAAGGAGCTAAAGGATTTGGCGAGAAGACAGCAGCCAAGTGGTTAAAGGAACACGGCGATAGTTGGCAGTCTGTTGAGAAAGCGTTTGAAAAAACTGGACAAACCAAGGATGAGTTTCTTACTAATGCAAAGCTAGCTCGTATCCTGCGAAGCTTTGACGATATAAAGTGGTATCCAGACCACGACAATAACCAATAACAAACAAACTATGGAAAATATAAATACAAAAAAACTAATTGAATACATTAACGACTGGGCGGATCAATCCGAGAAGCAAGCCGATAAGTGGGGTCTCGATGGGTATTTTAACGAAACTTTCAGGGCTCAAGTGATTGCTGACTTCTTGAGGGAAGACCTTGTGCGGGGTATCGAGATGGACTTGATGAACGAAGGGGAATAATACTATGAAGCTAAAATTTCAAAGAAAACATATCGGATGGGGAATGACGCCAAACGAAGCACTAGAAATGGTCGTTCGCATATATGTGCCAACAGACTACGAAGAGTGCCACTATCACTTGCGGCTCCAAGACCTAGAGCGTAAATTTATGAAATCTGGATACGCTACGGACATTGGATACTCTGACGGGGTTCT